CAAGCAGAACACCAGCGGGGCACAGTGGAATAACGACCTGACCGCTGGTAAGTACGAGATGCTTTACATCAATGAGTTCGATCCGACGCAGGACATTCTTCCTGGTATCGGTGCAGGTATTGCTTCCACGATTGACGTGAAATTACTGTACTCGATAAGCAAATTTCCCGAGATGTACTTTGAGGGCGGGGCAATGCCGGTTACGTTGTTGGGCATTGACGCCACTGACAAAAACGAAATTGAGCGCGTTCAAAACTGGTTCAAGAAATCAGCAACGGCGATCAAGAATGCGTTCCGGGTTATGGGTATGCGGGCAGGGTCTATCACAGCCACGACACTAACGCCGCCGCTAAAAGATTTGGCGTTTCCCGAACTTGATAAGATATCAAAAGACAATATCGCTATGGCGTTTGGCATAAAACAAACTTTGCTTGATAGTGAGGCGGCTAACTATGCAACGGCGCAGGAAGACCGGTTGTCATTCTACGAGGATACGATCAAGCCAAGAGCGCGGATTTTCGAGGATGCATTGAACACACAGCTATTAGAGCAGGACGGCATGCGGTTGGAATTCAAGTTCGAAGAGATGGATATATTCCAGCAGGACGAGGGCGATCGGGCGGATCTGCTGAACAAGCTAACGCTTGCCGGAATGCCGATTGAGTTGGCGCTTGAGTTAGCTGGGTATAAATTGACGGACGAACAGGAAGCAATGCTGAACGCGCATCAAGAGCAACTGGACGAGCGCGAGGATATGCCGGAGCCGGTTGATGAGCGCGAGGCTGAATTGCGGCGATGGCAGAGAATGGCAGAAAAGCGGATCAAGGACGGCAAAGGGCTGCGCGAGTTTGAGAGCAGCATCATCGAGCCGTCTCTTCACGGCGCTATCTCAGGCGCGCTTGAAGCTGCAAAGTCGGTCGAGGACGTGAAACATCTGTTTGACACTGTGATTGCATGGAAGGATTATCCCTAAAATGCCTGAGATTATCAGTCTTAGAGAAGTTGAACGCAGATTAGCGCGAGTTCTGAGTCGGGGGCTTTCGGCAGAGGGCGATAAGCTAATTGGCTTTTTAGGCGATCCACCCGATTTGGGTAAAGTGCCTGCTGAATATTGGCAAACTGGATGGAAGCATATTCAAAAAGAGGCAGAGCCCATTTTGGTTGACGTATTTGTACAGCAAGCCCAAGTTGCGATGGAGAACTATGGCATTGGGCCAAGTGATTGGATTGTGATAATCAATGACGCGGCGGATTGGGCGCGCGAGCATCTTGACAATGAATTGCAAAGGTTATTCAACCGGAACTATGAAGGTGTGAGTAGGTTGGTTTCGAAATATTATGAGAACGGCATGTCGCGCATAGAGCTAATTGCAGAACTCGATAAGATATACAAAAACCCAGTCCGGTCTGAGATGATTGCGATAACAGAGACTACCAGGGCTGCAGTTGGCGGTGAAAACGCGTTGGTGAAGGAAATCGAAAAAGAGAGCAACATCCACCTGGTCCCAATTTGGATGACCGATAGAAGCGGGCATGTTTGCCCTGATTGTTTGGCACGCGATAACCTGCCAATTACTGATGGCATCGAGCCTCCGCTGCATCCGCGATGCAATTGCAGAGTGAGGCATGACTGGGAATCAGAGTTGACCGATAAGCAGAGGGCGCAATGGACATCCAGATAAGGGTTGAAGGCGTAGAAGAATTGGTCGCTAAGCTGACGAAGCTTGAACAACTGAAGCGCGTCAAGAAGCAAGTACTCGCAGAGGGCACAGCGCTGCGCGGGAAAATGGCAACCTACCCTACGAGGGTTTATTCTCCGAACCCGCTGATAAAGTCTAACCCAAAAGTGAGGCGGGCTTTTTTTGCTAAGCTGCGGGCTGGCGAAATTAGCGTGCCTTATAACAGGACATACAAGCTTCGGGACAACTGGAAAGTCGCTTCTGAAGGCGGCGGATGGACTGTGAAAGTAAGCGTTGCGGGAGTTAGTTATGCCCCACTTGTGCAGGGCGCTAACCAGGCTTATGGGCACAGCGTGAGCGGTTGGTTGACTGTGAACAGAGCAGAAACGCTTTATGGCCCAGGAATCAAACAGCGGATAACGCAAGCATTAGAACAAGAGGTGGCGAATGTCTGAAACGTACAGAATCAAAATACAAGTACCTAAGGGAATTATCGAGCGCGAGGTGGAGACCGATAAGCGCATGAAGGCAGACGGCGAATACGTCGAGACTGGCTGGCGCGTGCTGGGCGTGCCTTACGGCGGGCCGGTAAAGGGGCGCGATCTGGACGGGGAGGCATTTACGCCTGAGACTGACATTTGGCTAAAGACGGGCGACCAGGTGAATGTTACCTACTATCACGGCTTTGACCCTGAAGAAATTGGCGAGAAACAGAAAATCCCGGCGCTGATTGGCAAAGCTACTTACGTTGGAGCGGATGAACGCGGGCATTGGTTCGAGCCTGTCTTGGATAGTGACGAACCGTTAGCGCAAAGGCTGATGAAGGCGAGCCTTGACAGCTTACGGGCATCGAGCGGGGCAGTGAGCCACCTGGTTAGAAAAAGCGCGGGCGGACTGATAAGCGTGTGGCCGGTCGGTGAACTGGCACTGTTTGACACGAATGAATGGCGAAAACCAGCGAATGATTTCGCTGTTATCGAAGCAAAGACTGAGACAATCGCGGAGGAAATCCCTGAGGCTGAGGAATCAGCGGTGGATGCGGTCGAGGAATCGGTTGAAGCTGAACAAAAATCAATTTCAACAATTCCTGAGGAGGAAAATAAAATGGACGAAAATATCGTCGAAGAAGTAAAGGCTGAACCAAAGCCTGAAGTGGATATCAAGGCAATTGCCGATGAAATCCGCAAGTCAATTGTCGAAGAACTGAAAGCTGCACCTGGTATTGAACGGGGAGAGAGAACTGTGAAAGCCCCCGCTGTGATCGACAGTCTCGGCGAGAAAAGCTATAAAAGCGCATTCTGGGATTATGTGCGCACTGGAGAGGTGTCCAATATCCGTAAGGCGTCAAAAGCTGCCTTGCAGGAAGGCACGACCACAGAAGGTGGTTATCTCGTCCCTGACGACGAATATGGTTCGATCATCGCTAAGCGCGATGAAGAATCAATTATCAGCAAGCTCGGTTTGATGCGCGTGACCACCAATCGGGATAAATATAACTTCCCGACTGAGAACGCGAGCCTTGCCAAGTTCACGTTGGTAGCTGAAGAAGGCGCGATTAGTGCTGCTGAAGAAGAGCCTACTTTCGCGCAGGTTTCAGTTCCGGTTTATAAGTTCACCAAGTTGATCAAGGTGTCCGAAGAGCTGCTCGAAGACGATAACAGTAATCTTGAGGCATTCCTGACCAACGCTATCGGGCGCGCAGTAGCCGACACTGAAAACTACTACGCTTTGATCGGTGCGGGCTCAACCGAACCGCAAGGCGCGTTCGTTGGCGGTACAGCCGGACTGTCATTTGACTCAGCGACTGCGATCGGTGCTGCTGAAATCCCTGAATTAATGGGGAAACTCGGATCACCGTATCATAACGGCGCTGCTTGGGTTATGGACCCAGCAACCTGGTTCAACCTGAAGGGGCTGGTTAGTTCCAGCGTGTTCACGTTTACAAGCGGAGTTGCTCGAATGAGCGGTACTGTTGACGGCCCAACTCTGGAAGGTTATCCGGTCGTGTTGAATAGCAACGTGGCTAATATCGCAGCGAGTGCCAAGTCTTTGATGTTTGGCAACTATAACTATATGGGCTTTGTGACCAATCGCGGGTTGAGAATCCGCCGCTTGAATGAGCTTTATGCTGACACAGGGCAGGTTGGCATTTTGGCTACCTACCGCTTCGGCTGTGCAGTCCTGCAAGCAGAGGCGTTCCAGTACGCGACCCATCCATCAGCCTAATCGCTGACTAACTAACAAAGCAGAGGTACTGTGAAACCAATTGGGGAATTGAAAAACATCCATGAGGGACATGACATTTATGTTGTGGCTTCCGGTGCCTCTGCCGGTTTTATCGATGCAAGCTTTTTTGACAATAAGCTCGTTATCGGCGTTAATCAAGTGTGGAAACGCTTTGCTAACCTGGATTACGTGGTCAGGAAAGAATCTAATGGAATGGACGCTGCTATTGCAGCTTCAAAACAATTTGGGTTCAAAACGATTTGCAGCGAACACAATTGTGGAACGCTAAAATACGCAAAAAACGAGGGCGCAGATTATGTATTTGAGCATCTTGATAACAAACTGGAAGAGATTGATTTGAGTGTGGCAGGAACGGACAAGATCGTTGTTTCTTACTCCACCATAACCAGCGCGATTCACATTGCCGCTTATATGGGTGCTGCGAACATCATCCTGATTGGGCACGACTGCGGGACGTTAGACGGGGCGGTAAATTATCCTGGATATGATGAGGCTATCGCAGGTAAAAGCTTTTATCGAAAGTTTATTACACAGATCGAGCCTCAGACATTGGCGTTGAGAGACAGGTTGAAAGAGGTGTACGGCTGCAACGTTTACAGCCTCAATCCATTCCTGAACTTTGGGTTGGAAGGGCATGAGTACGAAAGATGAAGATACTATTGTTC